ACGCAAATTAAATAAGTTGGGCGAAGTTGGAAAAGGCCGCGCCATGATTGATGCGCTTGTGGTTGGCGGTATGGAAATCGTCAATGAAGCCAAGATATTAGTACCTAAAAAAACACGCACACTTTCGCGTTCGATACATATTGGCGGACACACACAAGAATCATCGCCTGGATTTACACCTCACGACATTGCGGGTGATTATTCGGATATTGGCGGTGAAAAGATTGGCAATAATGAAGCGTCAATATTAATAGGCACAAATTTAGTTTATGCAGCTCCGCAGGAATTTGGAACAGCGCGAGGCGTACCTGCACATCCCTATCTCAGACCGGCGGTTGATACAAAAAAAGAACGCGCTTTTAAAGTAATTGGCGAAGCATTGAAAATACAGATTGAAAAGGTCAAATAATGGCATTGCTGACCATTGAAGAGGGCATTTATTATCTTCTGGCAAACACCGCCGCGGTAGCTGCTATTGTGGGTACGAGAATATATCCGCTGAAGCTGCCGCAGAACCCGACACTGCCAGCCCTCACTTATCAATTAATAACGCCAATGAGCATTATTGCGCACGATGGAAAATCGGGAACGGCGCAATGCCGTTATCAAATAACCGGATTTGCAAGTGACCCGGATGCAGTTAGGGATTTAATAGAAGAGGTAAGGATTTGCATGGACGGTTACAAGGGCACGATTGGCGGCGCGGATACGATAGTGGTTCAAGCCATGCTTCCCGATGGTGGATACGAAAACGATGACCCGGAATCCGGCAGATATATGCGTGCAAGGGATTACATGATTTGGTATGACGAGCCAATTACTTAGAAAGGAAATATTATGGGAATTGCAGCATTTTCAACAAAACTTATGAGCGGGCAGCGCCAAGTCGAGACCGCTACTGTGGTATGTCCTACCGGAGCGATAACAACCGGCGGGGATATTGAAGCCACTATGACATCCGCCATTTTAGGCGGCGGAACGGAGGTTGTTACCGTTGCCGTTCTATTAGGGGATACAACGGCGCAAGTGGCACAAAAAATAGTTGCCGCATTGAATCTCAATGCTGATTTCTTGGCGCATTTTGTGGCTACTTTTGACGGGGTTGATGTGATCACAACGGCTATTCTTCCGGCGGCGAATGAAGTAGCACAAAATTTGGCGTTGGCAGTAGTAGGTCCGTGTGCTGGCATGACCGCCGCGCCGACTTCTGCGGATACGTTTGATGGAATCGCTTACACGGAGATAGCCAACGCGGGAAACTTTACGGGACCGGCATTGTCGGTTGACGTGGTGGATGTTACCTCACACGATTCAACCAGCGGATTTGAAGAAGTTGTGCCAACCATTTTGCGGACTGGTGAACTGCGCATGGATATAAACTATGAGCCGGATGATGCTACGCATGATGCGACAACGGGCATTTTATTCCGGTATCTCAACAGTATTTTGGGCGCGTATCAGTTGAGATTTCCTGACGCCGGGCATACTGAATTTACATTCAATGCTTACGTAACTTCGTTTTAACCGGGAATGCCGCACGCTGGAAAAATATCAGCGCCGGTAACATTCAAAATTGACGGCGTACCCACGCTAACCGATACATGGGTATAAGAATAAAAGAAAGAGGTGAATTATGTCGGGTTCGGCAGCTTTAGGAACTCAGTTTAAAAAAGGTGCAACAGTCCTTGCAAATGTATCCAATATTAGCGGAGGAGGTGTTTCGCTTGACGTTGAAGATGTAACCGCACATGATTCAACGGATGCTTTTGAAGAAGTGGTTGCCACTATTCTAAGATCGCCTGAAATCAGGCTGGATATAAACTACGACCCCTCTAACGCAACTCATAAACAATTATTGACTGACATGATTGCTAAAACACTGGTAACAACTTACACAATCGTTTTGCCAGGCGCGGAAGTATGGGCTTATGCGGGCGCGTATGTAACCGGATTTGAACCATCCGAACCTCACGCGGGCAAGATTTCTGCTGTTGTAACAATTAAACCTTCAGGGGTCGTGACCCCGCCTGCATAAGGAGATGAAATGAGCCTATCGAGAGAACAGATATTAAAAGTTGATGACATAAAACAAGAATCTGTGAACATACCTCAATGGGGTGGTGAAGTTTGGGTTAAAGGATTCACCGGAGCGGAGCGGGACGCCTTTGAAATATCCATTATGGAATTCCGCGAGGGCAAAAAACCCAAAATGGTTCTGGAAAATATGCGTGCTAAACTCTGCGCTTTAACAATTTGCGATGAAAATGGAAAGCGAATATTTACAGAAGCAGATATTCCCGCTTTGGGAAAGAAGTCTGCCAAAGCACTATCCATAATTTTTGACAAGGCGCAAGAACTTAACGGCCTATCTGATGAAGACGTTGAGAAATTGTCAAAAAACTCCGAGAGCGCCCAGTAAGACGATTTGCTTTTCGTTTGGCGCGGGCGCTCGGTTGGCCTTCGGTGGCTTGGGGACTGGCAAGAATCTCAAGCCACGAATTAAGTGAATGGAT